CTAAGTTTGGAAAAATTGCAACCGACCCGTTCAGTAGAATTTGGATTGACTGGTCACATAAGCCCACAAGCTATTCAATCACTAGTCTTCCAGACTCCCTTGAAGGGAGAATCATTATTATCGGTCTTACCGCAAGAGGACTCAACAACCCAGTGGCAACAGCTACAGGGGAACGGTTTCCTCATGAACTTCAAAGTGCTGTATTAGATACACTAGTATCTGGTACTAACATTGTTAGACCAGACTACGCAGATGGGGCAGAACTATTAGCATTTATTGCACTAGCTATTGGTTCTATATTTTTAACGAGATGGCGTTATGGCTTTATTCCTATTATTATGTTTATCGGCGGCATTCCTTATGCTGCTAGCTATGTTTTCACCAATTATAGCATTTTACTGGATGCAACGTTTGTTGTGGCTGGATTTGGCCTTGTGTATGCTCATGCTTATACTGTTAAGTTTGTTTCTGAACTAACACAGAAGCTAGCTATTAAAAAACAGTTTGCAGGTTACTGCTCTAAAGAAGTAGTTGAAATGCTACAAAAAGATCCAGAACTAATTAAACGTGGTGTGCGTAAAGATGTATCAGTTATGTTTAGTGACTTGCGAGGGTTTACTCCAATTGGAGAACACTACGGTGATAACGTAGCAGGACTTGGCAAATACATGAACGGCTACATGGATAGCATTAGTAGACCAATTATAGATAACAACGGAATGGTTATTAAGTATGTAGGAGATGCATCTATGCATATACACGGTGCTCCAATTGATGACGGTAATCATGCTCGTACTATTGTTAAAGTTGGTTTAGAAATGTTAGACGCTGTAGACGAATATACTAAGATCATGGAAGCTCAAGGTTTACCTCCAGCAGCAATGGGATGGGGTTGTAACAGTGGTATTGGTTTCATTGGAGAAATGGGTTCTACTGATAGACACAGTTATGATATATTAGGTGACATGGTATCAACTGCTGCTCGTTTAGAAGCACGTTGTAAAGCATATGGTGTGCTGTGTATTATAGGTGCCGAAACATACAATAGAACTAAAGATGATTTCTTCTACTTAATGTTAGATAACTTACAACCAAAAGGTAAAACTGTTGCAGATTTAATCTATACTGCATTACGTACTAAAGGTGCTGATTACAGTGAAGATAAAGATCAACATGAAATGATGCATATTTTATACAAACTAAAACGATTCGACGATGCTGCTGCTATGTGTAAAAAGATGAAAGGCAGTTTTGGCGGACAAATGGACAAGTACTATAAAATGTGGATCGAACGCTGTGAGTTTATGAAACAACAAGATTTGGGCGATACATGGAACGGTGAATGGATAGCTACGGAAAAATAACTATTCATTGCACATGAGAATAAATACATTAAAGGAGAACTATAATGTATTTGTACGTTAAAACACACAACGAAACGGGTTTAAAATATTTAGGAAAAACTACAAAACAAGATCCGCATAGGTATCCAGGTAGCGGAACTTTGTGGATTAGACACCTTAAAAAACATGGTTACAACTATACTACAGAAATACTATTAGAAACTACTAGTAAGGAAGAATTGATAGAAAAAGGTATTTATTATAGTGATTTATGGAATATTGTAGAAAGCAAAGAATGGGCTAATTTAAAAAAAGAATCAGGTGATGGCGGGGATATGTCTAGTTGTCCTGCATGGCAAGAAGCTATGAGTAAAAAAGAAAAACTCACAGGCGAGAAAAACGGATACTACGGTAAAAAGCATACGTTAGAGATTAGGAAAAAAATTAGCGAGAATGCAAAAGGAAAACAGAAAGGAATACCTAAACCAAAGACATCTGAAAGTTTACGCAAACGTTGGGAAACAGAAGAACATTTTAATAAAGGTAAAGAACCGTGGAATAAAGGAAAAACTGGCGTACAGAATACCTATGGAATTGAGCATGCATTAGCACGTTCTAAGCCGTGTCGTTACAATGGAATAGTTTATCATGGAATTCATGCATGTGCTAACGCAAATAATACTACAAAATATAAAATAGAAAAACTTGTTGATTGGATTACTGTTGAAGAATATCGTAGCTTACAACAGAAGTAACTATAAATCAGCGTCAGTAAGTCCAGCTTTTTTCATAGCAGATCGAGCAAGGCCGGTACTTAACGTCTTTGACCCACGAGGTATTGCAATATGATGCGAATTATCAGGTGCATAAAACTTCTCATGTTCTCCACCTTCATGTGAAGTATAACCTTTTTTTAGTAACGCTTTTCTTAATTCTTTACTAGTTGGTATTTTAGTTTCATCTAATTCAATACTTTCTAATAGCTCTCTTATTCTCATTCTTAACTTTCTCCAGCTGCTGCAGTATTATCGTCTTCAGACTTCTTTTTACGAGGCGGTTTTGGATCATCCATACGAACAGCTTTGTCAAATTGTTTAGATGCTTCACGCTCTACTTTAACTTGTTCAAGTACACGATCACCTTCAATAATTTTACCACGTAAATGTAATACGGTATTTACCTTTTGAGTTAATCTGATTAGATCATTATCTAACATACGTATACGATCAATGAGTGCAATTAGTACAGTGTTAGCTTCACCTAAAACTGGTTTAACTTCTTTAGTAGACCATTCCCACACATAACGTATAATATATCCCATACCTACTGCCATAACAATAGGAAAACCATATTTATTTACAACAGCTACAATTTCACTCGGATCCATTTTCTGCTCCGGGAGTATATTTTTTAATTACTTTAACTTTTCTTAAAACTGGACGACTACCATCTGTTGTACGATCTAGTCTAAAATAAGAACCATCTTCCCATCCTAAACTATCAAGATCAATCTCTTCATCTAAGATCATTCCAAACTCAAACAGTTGCCACACATAATCTAAATAATGCATCAGTCGCGCCTCGCATCGTTTTTACCATCAGCACGCGAAATACGTTCTACATCTGGTTTTAATCCTAGTGCATTAGACACGATAGTGTCTATACGTATTACATCATGGTTCATTGTTTTAACACGGTTATCTAATGCTACAATAATACCCGCCATTCCTTTGATACTTCCTAATACACCGCCCAACAATAGCTTAATAGTTAAGTATACAAAATAACCGCCGGCAAATGCTACTGCGATAGGAAAGCCTAACTCACCTATAAGTTTAAATACTTCATGCATCCTTGCACTCCTCTGTATATTGTATTTATTTAAATACAGGTTTAATAAAGTTTGACATTATTTAAAATACTGCTATAATATACAACATACGCAACACACTTAAAGCATTGTATAACATTTGCTCAGGATTGAAAACCAAACCGCTACATATCTGTAGCTTAATATATTATTCATTAGTGTGTTGCTATTTTACTTTTTTTTAATTTTATAGGAGAACTATATGTCTTTATTACTTGAACAAGAACCAGTTGTAACTAAAAAAGAAGAACTAACTACTGAACACCGTGATCGTTATCGCAATGCGTTACGTAATTCAAGAGAAGAGTTTTTAGCATCTGAAGCAGTTACCCAAATGCCATTCCAAGATTGGCTTGAAAAAGTATACGGCGTTATCATGTTAAAAAATGACGATGGTTACTACACTATGAACTATGATGTTAGTGACGAAAAACGATTTATGATGTTCCAGATTAAGTATCTTACTGTTTCGTAATGAGCGGGTTACGGTATGCTGCACGGCTGCCTCACAGTGTAAGTAAGGTAGAAGTTAACGAATGGTGTACTGAAACGTTTGGACCATCTGCTGGATTAACAAGTAACAGCAGATGGTTTATGCTATATTACACTATTCAATTTAAAGAAGAGAAAGATCGTAACTGGTTTGTGTTGAAGTGGGGTTAAATGAAGATAAAAGATTTATACGATAATTATCCTGAGTTCTATGAATTATGGAGCAGAGATGATGATAATGAAATACTGTGTGACGAATTTATGAGACAGCAAGGCTACACATCAGCAAAGTTTGTTATAACCAATGAAACAAGTCGTGACCAATCTGGTTATTGGTATATGGATAAAGATGATTACTTTGTATTTACTTTGCTATGGGCGGGGGAGATATTTTGATAGTACATAAACTAACATTTAAACAATGGCAATATATTGCAACACACGATAAGGTTTACTTACCTGAAAATGTTACATCAGTACCTAGAACAAAAAATTTTGTTAAAGATAAGTTTAAAGGTGATCTTAACATGGATGTAGGTTTTGGTCACATAACATTTGAATCTGAAAAAGATTTAGCCTGGTTCTTATTAAGCATTTAACTGAGGTAACATGAAGAAACAAGTAACAAGAACAACTTATCCAGGTTGGAATAACTATCCCGTATACAGGTGTAATACATTTGATGATTACAATGAAGTGTTAACTTGGATGTTAAGGAATAAATGTAAAGAATTCTTATTACAATCTTGTAGTACTGGCGTACATGTATTCCAAGTTAAATCTAATCATGCATGGTTTGTGTTGAGATGGGAATAAATAATTATAGTAACAAATTTTATCGATCAGAGGGTTGGTAAAAATCAAATAGCATTCTTATAGGAGAACATATATGCTAACCACTGCAGAACGCGTTGCGCTTCCACCACGATTAACTCATTTTTACGGTAAGGTACACGGTATACCGGCTCCATTTGCAGTCGCATCAGTTGATACTGAAATGGATATATCACAACGTAAATTTTATCCAGAAAAGATTTTAGAATATATAAAAAAGCATAAAGGTTTAAATTGGAAAACATTTGGATATGTTACAGTAGTTAGATACCCAGATGGATCAGAACGTATGATTAACGGTCGACACCGTACTAGTGTAGCAATTACAGTTGATCCAACTATCACTCATGTACCAGCGCACATTGTAGATGTTGCTAATGAAGAAGAAGCTGCAATTTTGTTTGCTGCGATGAATGGTGAATCTAGCAAAAATCTTACTACTGAAGAGTTATTTTGGAGTACAGTTATTGCTAAAGATCCAGAATCACTTAGAATTAAAGCAGTATTAGAAACTTGTGGTTTAGCATGCGGTAAAGTAAATGAATTTGATGAAGATGGTAATCCAAATGTACAAGTTAAACTAGCTAACTTTAAAAAATGTTTAAACTTTGGTGTTGATGAAACAATTCGAATAGTTAAACTGATACGACTTGCATATCCAAAAGCAACTGCTTTTGATAATTTACTTAGCGGAGCTACTCGACTAGTAACTATGAAAGAATACGAAGCATTGCTCGACACAAATGCTCCAGTTGGAAAAGATTTTGATTTTTGGTTTACTAAGATTCTTAAAACATCTTGTGAAATCAAAGACACTAACTTTAGAAAGTATCGCAATACTACACAATGGTATAACGGTGTAGCATTTGGATTATACGAGTTGTTTTCAAAGTATATGAAATCCGAAGAAAAAAAGTATCCATCGATTAAAGCAATTAAAAAAGTTTATGAAGATGGAATTAGTAATGAAGATGAGTAAAATAACACTTGACAACTAGTTTTATTAGTGTATAATATACATTATACAATACTAAGCACATTAGATTTATTAGTGTGTTTATTATTGTTGTACAAAGTCCTGCAAAGGATATCCTTCAAAGTGAAGGCATTCAAGACGGGGGTTCGACTCCCCCCAGCTCCACCATAAAACACATTACCTATTAGTAGCGGTGTCCCCGTGGAGCTAATCGGAATCTTGCAAGTTAGTGTGTTTTATAATGGGGCTGTCATGGTTTCGATTGGGTGAGATAATGGAGACGGCAACAGGTGAGGTGACTGTCCTAAACAGCGCAAAACTTATAGACGCAAAAGCATCTAAATTCGAGTATATGACAGTTGACTTCTCTTTGGAAGCAGCTGACATGGTAGCTTAA